CCCGCCTTGTTTAAAAACCCGCCTGCAAAGGTACTAAAAAAAAACGGAATGAAAGAATGTAAAAGAGCGAAATTTAAAAAAAAAAATCGACCGCCCAAGGGCGGTAGGGTTTGCTCGCTACGCTCGCAGGGTGCTCAGGATTGCCCTTGGCTCCGCTTAGGAACCTTGGTCAATCCTGCACACTCCTGCTCACGCCAGCACACCTCTGAACACTTTAGGCCGCATCGTAATACACTGGATCCAATGACCACTCGGATGCTGCTTCGCAGAGGGCCGCACCGTAGCCCACACGGGAATCCGAGACAGCATCGGGCACGCGGAGCGCCGAAAGACCGCATAGACCACCACTGTCAGCGAAGCCACCGCGAAGACACAGGCGAAAACCGGAAGTAGCGTTTGACGTATTCCAAAAATAACCTGTCGAATAGGTTGACTCTGTAGCACCAATCTGCGTACAGAAGTTCTCTAGATGTTCCATCGACAAGGTCTTGATATATCCTTCACCACCGCCAGGTGACTTGCTCAACGTCTTCATGCCGGTAGCATTGCCGATAGTCCAGGAGCCGTAAATAGACGGAGCGACCAGGTGGGTCATGGTCTTGTCACTATTCACCTGGCAGAACTCATCATCCATCATTCGCCATAGATTGCCAAAGCCGTTCTTATAACCGAAGAAACATGGTATCTTGGCATTATAGACCGTTGCCCCTGCATCATTTTTTACGGCATAGGTCGCTTCTCCACATGAATCACCAAGTTCAATGCCTGCACTCATTGGTGCAACTGGTCGCCAACCATTGTAGGCTTCCCAGTTCGGCATCTGCGTCAAGCCTGCTCCGAGTCCACCTTGGAAGAGGCCGTTGGCATCCTTGTTGGCATTGACTGCATCCTGATCATAATGTGTACCGAAAATGACACTGAACAGAATTGCGACAATGGATGTATGTCGCATGGTTGTGCAAAGCCAACCCTTGCCGTTCTTACGCGCTGCAGCTCTGAACTGCTCTGTAGTCATAGCGGTAGCAGGTCTGCCCAGCAACGTATTGTTCTTGCCATCATAGGTAGCATTGTTGTCGCCACCACGGTAGTTAGCTGCATCGTTGATGTAACTAACCAGGCGTCCGGTACTACGCTCAATAGTAGCGAAGCCAGCTGCAGAAATACTGCCGATTGGTATCTCAAGATTGTATTCACCTGGTATTGGCTTGATGCCAATCTGCTCATAGTGCAATCCGCCAATATCCTTGATGACAACGTAGAATTTTCTGCCCCAACCCCACTGATAGTGACCTTCTGTACCATCCAGCCTTGCCGGTTCACCAGTAGCATACTTGTGGTGATCCTTGCTGTCGAGCTTCCTACGGCTGTGGTCATTCTTGACCAAGTATGCGCCAAGTCCGAGGATGTATGGCAACTCCTTCAGCAATTCAAGAGAGCCAATGTATGATGCAGCCTTAGGCGTTGCGTTTGCGGTGTCCCACACTCTTCCGCACCAGGCATGCTGACCAACAGCAAGGTCAGCCTTGAGCGCATCCATACCGATGCTAGTGACATTGCCATTCTGGTCTGTCAGCAGCAGGCTCTGGTTGCTGTTGACGGTTGTGACTTTCGTCACGGAATTGAATTTTTTACCTTCCATATTTATTTATAATATTTTTTTTAGCAAACTGTTCCAATCACTATGATACACATGACCTAATCCGTCACTATAATCAATCGAATCCTTGCCCAAAAACAGATGACTCTCATCATCTGTCCCCTCATTAGAGTATATTCTTAAACCAAATTCTGGATCTATATTCACCCGTTTCCTTCCACCAAATCCAAATAAATCCATTGTCGCAATTCGACTCAGCGTATCACTATCTGTCTCAAATTTAACCTTGAAAAGGTCTGTCATTTCAGCAATTGAACTTGGTAAATCCCAGTTGTCATCGTTAACTGAAGTTGGTCCACGCATGACAAGGTAACCCTTATCAGCATTCATTTCGATTTCATTCCAGGTTTTTTCATTTCTTGACTTGAAGTTACCTGTTGCCGTAATGTTCTCGAAATTACCACCCTTGCAATCGAGATCACCATCCTTAGCTCTGAAAACGACATTGCCGTCCTTATCCTTCATCTCGATGGAACGGACACCCAGGTTCTCCACCATCTGGTATTGGGTGAGGATGATGTGGGCTATGAGGAGTTCGATAGACTGGCCCAGTCTCCAATAATGGTTATTCAGATCAGCTGCAGATCCCGGATAATTATCTGCTGTCTTGACGTGCGTCTTGATGCAGGAATAGGTATTGCCATTATAGAAGACCGTATCTTTCCACTCTTCACCTTCTCCACCCGCTTCGAATCTGTATCCATTGATGCAGGTATTCCACAGCTGCGGACCTCGAAGGACGCTGCCGGTGCTGCCCTTGTCGCCTTTATCTCCCTTGTCTCCCTTGCTGCCGGTCACGCATACGGCATCAGTAGCAGTACTGCTGCCATCTGTATAAGTAATGACTGAACGAGTCCAGATGAATTTGCCTTCAACATAAGCAGGAGCCTTGTTGCTGACCCAGGTGCCGCCTGTAAGTATCGACGATGACGCAGACTGGTAATACTGCTCTACGATGCTGACTACACCCTTGCCGGATGGCAAGCAGACAGGATTGCTGATCTTCTCTTGACCATTGGTATAATATATACGAGTTCTGGACCAGATGAAGTGACCATTTTGCCACTTCGGCGCTGTAGTCTGCCAGCCTGTGTTTGGCGCTACGGTGCTGCTCGTGGAGTCAGCATACTCGACATCGGTGTCGGATATGCCAACACCGATGCGGAGAAATCTGATAATTCTTGTTATAATTGGCATAAGCTACTTGACTGACTGAATAGTTAATGCTACGTTGCTGTAACCTGCGTGTATGCAGTCTTCTCTCGTCACAGCGAAAGAACTCAACTGGACTGTAGGCTTGCGTGCCGCTTCGGTGTTGAGGACGACACCGGACCCAGATTTCAGCGTGAAATAGAATTTAGTTTCCACTGCCTCCGACTTACCTCTGACAATCATGCGAGGTGTATAGGTCACAGTGCCATTACCTGCCTCGTCCTCGCTGATAGACTCATCCGCTGGTGTCGGGTTCGGCTCGATGTCATACGGATCCGACGCGTCGATGACTGTCTGGAAATCAAATCCCAGCAGATTATCCTTGCCCATGGCCTTGTCATTGTAGACCTCTACCATATACTCGCGAGTACAATCGACCTCGGATGCCTTGACAGTAATTGTCTTGCCATTTGCTCCTGCAATCTGCTCCCAACCCGTGATGCTGTTTGTAGCTCTGTACCACTTATAATATAGCCCTGATGTCAGGGTCTCGTTGGCCAGCGTGGTTTTGGCTTCGAGCTGGCAGCTATCATCCTTGTTATTGAGCACGAAGTTGTGTGTATCGCTTGCAGGAGCCTTGATCGATACTCGATAGGCTACGCCTGTGTATGGACCGACCGGTATCTCGTATACAGCCTGTACCTCATCGGTAATCTCCTGCTGGTTGGATCTCTCGGAAATCTTGCCAACCATCTTGATATTGATGGCTGTGTAATTGGATGCCTTGACTAGGTTGTTACATATCTTCAGCCCCCAGAAGAACTGCGAAGTACTTGGTCTGATAATCTCGAAGAGACCTTCGAAGAGACCGGTTGATTTGCCAGAGCTGTTGAACGGAATCTCCGTCTCGTTGAAAAAGAACTGCATGGAGACAGGTGTCGTGACACCATCAGCTGCTCTTGACGAGAGGACTACGAAGTAGAGCTTAGGCTGCAACTGCGAGAAGTCGGGATAGACGATGACGACTTCGCCGTTTTTCTGGTACTCCTGGTAGAGATCTCCATCCGGAGACTGGATAGATGGCGTGAATGTACCCATCTTCTGGATGAACTTGATGTTCACCGATTTGCTTGCACTACTCATTCTTTGCCTCCTCTCTCATGATGAATCTGCTGTCTGTAGCTACAGGCAGCTTGTTACACACTTCTCCGTCCTGCTCCTTGCAGGCTGTTTTGCCGTCCATGGCGATAGCGCCAATCTTGGACAGCGTCTCCTCGAACTCGATAGGTTTACCGAACGGAAGGATGTCCTGACACCACAGAAGGAAACTGCCATCCTGCAGTTCAGTTCTGTCTTCGGTCAGCTGAAGGAACTCTGCAACCTTGCGGTTTGCCTTGATGTATCTTTCCATATTTTTAAAAAATAATTATTAGTGAAAAATAAACGGATTGCCGTCTGCGTCCACGAAGACCTTGCCGTCGGCATCCATTGCTAGAGCTAAGGGTTCGAGGTCTTTGACTTCCAACGCGAGTATAGCTCCTCTGTTTGGGTCCAGAAGTTCTGTAGGAACTTCTGGAGACATGCCATGTCCGACAAGGACAGCATTCTCGAAGTGTACCGAATTATTCGGTGCCATCCACCAGAGCACCTGCAGCTCTCTCGTAGGGTTTGCTATTTCCCCTACATTGTCAAAAATAGTTGCCCTTGGGGTTACCTCCTTCGTGTCAGGCAGCACCTCATCGACCGTATCAAGCATGTCGTAATCGTAGAACGGAATTCTCCTGACGATGTTGACTATCTTGAATGGGGTTGCATCGTTGAGCTCTACGCTTGCCGGATTGCCTGCAGCAGAATATCTGGCTCTGCATCTGATGCAGATGCGCTTGCCCATGAGAGAGCGGTCTAGCGTGACGGATGCACCATCATCGGATATCTTGATCTCCAGGTCATCTGCAGTAACTGCGGAGAACTGTCCACGACTCCGGAGAAGTTCCCAGACGAACTGGCGCTTGTTCTTGGCGCACTCCTCAGAACCGAGGAGCAGGGATGCATTGATGACCTGCTTGTCGGTATCACGGAGTGGGTTGTAGTAGCGGTCACCGCTTGACAGCAGGAGCGTCGGCTTGTAGATGGTCGCATTCTTGCAGTTGATGGAGTAGTCCATCGTAATATTGCGCACCTCGTTGGTTCTGGTGTCCAGGTGCTTCGCCTTGAAGCGGAGCAGTATCGGCTTCTGCGGTGCTGCGTTGATGTACCAGAGTAGCTTGCCAGCATCATCGCCTGACGATGTGATGACATGCTTTTGTGGTGTCGTAACCAGCGCATTGCCCTCCACACCATTCTCGACTCTGTACCAGGCGATGTCCGTCAGCTCGCTGTTGACACGTCCGCTCGGGAGTATGCCATCTCGGTCAATGATGCTGATGACCGGCTGCAAGGCGCATGGTGTCAGCCTGTAATCAGGAGAATACTCATCCTGATCAGCATCATAGGTCTGTTCGAGCGGAACGCTGCCTGATACGGACTTGGAGTAGTGTACCTGCAGAGGCGTGTACTTGATGTCTAATCTTTTATATTTCATCTTATATGTTATTAAACACATTCCAGAGTGATGGAATCATGGGCGACCTCATCGCCCAGACCATCACGAAGTGTAACTGTTGCCGTGAACCTGATCTTAGCCGGAACTCCCTCGCTGTCGACGGAGAGGTCTGACTGGGTCAGGACGATAGCCTTGCCTGCCTTGGAACCGACTTCGAGTGCCCAGATGTTGTCGCTGGTTACTCTCTGTTCACCAGCCCTGTTCTCGGTGTATCTGGTCCAGGCTACGTCGCTGTCGAGGATATCTGAGGTAATATCCTGTCCGTAGAGCGTAGCAACGACAGTTAGCGGAGCCCGGAAGTTGTCGAAGTCGTAGATCGTCTCGTCTTCGAGAAAGTCAATGATGAAGGCAGGATTGCCTTCTATCATCGCCCAGTCGGTATTGTTCCACCTTGGTGCGGTATGGGTACCGGTTTTCTGGCATCGCCACTTGCAGCCGGTATACCAAACGTCGGAGGTCTCGTATTTACCTGTTTCCGGATTGAGAGCTGAGCAGAAATAGTCTGCCGCCTCTGACCAAGGTCCCCGGTCTACATAATCGACAACCGGTTTGCCGTGGTAGTCAATCTGTATGATGTCCTGGGTGATGATGCCGGCTGCATAGAGATAATCCCTGCCCTTGACGATGGGAAGGTCGAGCGACTTGACGAACTCAGGCATGTCGCCGAAGACCATGCCGTAGTTGTAATTTTCAAGTATCGGCTTTGTGACGCCCGTCAGCTTGACGATGCGCCCCTCGGAACTGGAGATGTAGAAGCAGCTCTGCAGCTTTTCATCGGTCTGGTTGCCATAACGGGCGATGTTCATGAGCTCACATGGCGGAAAGTTCTTTCCTGCCGGAACTTCGGCATCAGGATAGAGGGTGACCTCGATGTAATTCTTAACCGCGTTGACGCTGTTGACTCTCATCCAGGAGGTGTAGTAATTAGCCGAAGTGCCGGAATTGGCTGCCGAAGCGATGTTGTTGACCACGCCCTTGATAACGTTGCCCACATGCTGAGCCGTGAAGTATCCACTATATTTTGAGCGGAGGTGTAAGCCATAGCAATCATCGCCCAGACTGTCAACGCTCTCGATGGTGTCGCTTTCGGTGAAGAAAGTGTCACCCTCCTGCGCTGACAGGCGGTTGACAATCAGTTCCATGACCCGCATGTATGTGCGGACGGTGATGCTCTCAACCTCTGCATTGCCATTGGCATCGACCTGCGCGCCCTTGCCGTTGTACAGCCCGGAGACGAAGTCACCGAACTGTGCACCCGCCTTGAGCTGCGCCATCTGCTCGGAAATGAGTCCACGCAGGAAGGTAATCATGCCCTCGGCTGCATCGTCATGCTTGCGGCTGAGAAAGGCTTCGGAGGTCTCGTCCGCACAGAAATGCAGCAGCGAGAGGAAAGCGTTGCCGATGCGGTTTGCCGTGTTGGCCTGCAGACGTCGCTCGTCTCTGATGCCCTCGAAAAGGGTCTGAAGTGCACTCTTGTCTAATTTGTATGCCATTTTACTTTTTTGATGCAAAGATAATATGACGATGGAATCGGTAAAAATACGCTCCCTAGAGGTTGCGTGCTGCTCCTATGCCCCTGAAGATTTCGGTTAGGGCTGATGCCATCAGACCATTGTACCGGTCGCCGTAGAAGGTAGCCTCATGCTCGTTGAGCTTCATGACAGATGAGTAGTACTTCTTTGAGAACCAGTCACGGCAGCCTTTAGGTTCGCCACCGGCGATGCGACCGCCCCAGGCTGGGCCCACTTTCTTCGGTTTCTCGAGATTGTTGTCTCGGCGGTATTCATCGCCCAGGAATTTGAGGTCGCCGTTGTTGATGCGGTGGACTTTCTCGCCTCCCTGTGCCTCGGTCCACTTGTACCACTCATGTGCCGGTCCTACTCCTGCAGCTACATAGATACCGTACTGCAGGAAGTTGTGCTCAATGGTTGTCACAGAGCCCTGCTCCAGGTGCGCCTTGATGGAAGCGTAGAGGCGGCCGGTATCGATGGTACGAAGCCGCTCCATGCGCTCTCTCCAGTAGTCGCCCATGGCGTTAGTCCAGCCTCGCTCATATCTGAGGAGATCATCTACTGCTGCGTCTGCCATAGGCTCTCGTCATACTGAATGTCGATAGGTTCGTCTGATGTGATCATGAAGTAGAGTCCTGTGACGCCATTCATGGACCATCTGCCCAGCTCGCTCGAATATACCTGCGTGAGGTCCAGGAACTCCATCTGCCCGTCGTATGCCTCACGGCTCTTGTCGTGGAGCATACGGCTGAGGAACTGTCGGAAGATATATCTGCAGATATTCATTTTCGCCTCTCGGTCTGCCATGTCATCGCGCCGGTACCCTGCCAGGATCCAGACGGTATAGACGTTGCGGTCGAAGAAACCCTCTCCGATGGAATGGGTGTTGCTGTCAACGGTGTCTGAGACCATGATGAAGTTGGATGCCTTGCGGAACTGCTGCATGACTCCCTGGATGGAATCAGGTCCGGAGCACTCCGTTGCGACGAAATTATATTCTTTGCAGGTTCTGCACTCGGCAGCCAGCTGCTTGAAATAGGCGATGGAATCGAAGATTTTCTCTGTCATGTGCTGTTATTTTAACTATTTTGCCTGTTGCGCTTCTTGAACTCCTCTGCCTCTCGTGCCTTGTTATCAAGCTCTGTGAGGGCAGCCCAGCAGTCGGTATTATAGACTGCCTGCAGTTTGGTCACATCACCATCGGTAAGTGCCCTGATCTGCGCCTGCATGGCTGGCAGGATGTCCTCACGCCGCAGTTCTCCACCCTCTTTTGCAGGTCTGAAGAAGTGAGGGAAGTTGGCGGCGAAATACTCCTTGACGCTCGAGAACCACATGAAGACTCCGAGGAGCTCAAAAGGTTCAAAATTGGCGGTTTCATCGGAAGAACCGCCTGCTGTCCTGTACATGAGATGCGCCATTTTCAGCAGAAATCTGTCCTCCTGCTTGAGCATGAACAGCTGGTAGTTCTTCTCGATATTGAGGTAATCGTAGAAGCTGATTTCGTGAAGCAGGCTGTTTACTGCCTGCAGCTGAAGGTCACTTGCGACCTGTAGAGGCCGAAAGTCCGTAAAGGAGTCGATGAAATCGAAGTTTTTGAGCAGAGAGAGGATTTCTGCAGCGCTGATGTATAGGACTCTCTTGCGCACTTTTCCAGTCTTAGCATCGCCATTTTCAACGCTTTCATCGCATTTAACGCTGCATTTCCACCCGGTTCGGGTGTACTTATGTACGGTAAGACCGCAGAACCTTGCGAGAAGGTAGCATTTGACAACGGTATGATCCTGGAACGTCGACATGATGCTAAGGACATAGCGCAACTGATCCTCTGAAAGTTCCGCCCACGATGACGGCGCCTTGAAATTGAACTCTTGTGTACCATCTTTATGCGTTGAAAACGAAGGCAGGTTTTGATTTTTCATTGTTGAACTCTTTGAAATGGTTAGCCTTATATGCCGATGAATCCGCATATATTGGGAAGTTATCGAGATGTGCATCGAAGTATCTGAGCAGTCTCGCACGCTCGTTGGAGTATGCCGACAGCATGTCGTTGGCCAACATGATCAGGCTGCGGCTCAGCATGAGGCGCACGCAGCCTTCAAATTCATTGCCCTCTCTCACACCTCTGACCAGACACATGATGTCATCCATCTGTTCGTCTGACACCAGCTTGCGAAGGGTGGCGTCTGCCTCCTGCATGGCTGCCAGCTTGGACATCCAGTCCTTGGAGGTCATGCTGGTCTGTCTCGTGAGATAGCAATAGCCCTCCATGCTCCACACAACCGTCTGTATGCCCTGCTGAGCCTGGAGGGTGCTTCCCCATCCTGACACTACGGTGAGATGAGACATGACTGTGTCTTGAGCCACGATGAGGGCTATGCGGCATTGCTCTATGAGTGCCTCTACTCTGGAGGAACTGGCTGGAGTGACCTCGTTGTTGGCCACAACGCCAAAGCCTGTAGGCGTAAGCACGAGGTCGAGGTGTCTGACTACGCCGAGGAAGGCATCGAGGCACACCGCCTTGATGACTGCTTCACGCAGGTCGTCGCTGGTCTCCAGTGCCGCCTCTCCTACCTCGCCCAGTATCTGCTGGCTGAGCCGCAGATAGGACTCCTTAAAATGCGGTTCCACCGACTCGAACACCTCAGAATGCGAACTGGTGGCTGCAAGGATGCTCTGCTCGAAGTCATCCTTGCTGATTTGAATCTTCATTTTTGCCATTGTTTGAAACTATTGATGTCTGTTGGTCCTTATTTTTGTCTAGTGTCGTGAGTTCTATCATCGGCACGTCTACGGTCACTCCTCGGTCGGCATAGCCATTGTAGTGGGAGATGACGTGGTAAGGCTTGCACATGATGTCGTGGCAAGCCTTCTCGAGCGACTGCTTGAGGATGAAGAGCTCTCGCTTGTCTGAGCCGGAATTGTTCATCTGGCTCTTGCCTGGTGTGGCTCCGATGAGGTTTGGATGTACGCCCAGCGAGAAGCAGAGAGCGTTGGATGCCTCGCTCATGTCGTCAGCCCAGTCGCCACCCTCCTTCTTGCTGCCCTCGGAGAGGTTGATGATGCGCACCATGCGCTGCTCCTTGCCGTTGGGGTCGAAGTAATAGCCCGTGATGAGCGCCTTGCCTGCATTTTCCGGTCCGCACACGAAGTTGATGATGTTGTCCTTCTCCTGCAGGATGCGCTCCTTGCGCTTATCCGGGTCGATGATGTCCTCGTTGTTGCAGAGCTCTTCCCAGTAGTCGCGGTGCACCTCTATCTGGATGCGTGGAGCGGACGTGTTCTTGATCATGTAGCGCTTGCCGATACCGATGAGACGGTAGATGTCGTACCAGGCATCGTCGAAGATGCTGGCATAGTATGGTATTGGATAGTACTGCAGTCCGGGTGTCGGGATGCGTGAGATGATGGCAAACTTGCAGTCCTTGCCCATCTCGGGTGCCTTGCCCGTGATGCCTGTGTATGGGTCGGGTGCCTTGCCCATGCGCGCCATGAGGTCGCCCAGCGGGTCGTAGAAGTCGAGGAGCGGAATGACTTCGGTGTGGACAGGCGACATGACGTTGCGGAAGTCGCCGAAGAAGACATGCTCTATGCGCCCCTTCTCATTTGGTACCTCCAGGCGGCAGTAGGAAACGTCCTTGTGGCGGATGTTTACTATCTTGGAGTGGTCACGGCTCAGGATGATGACCTCTACCGACCAGAAGAAGAATTTCATATCGGTCGCCTGCTGCATGAAAACCTCGTGGATGGAGTTCTTCAGGCAGAAGTCGCGTATCTCGCTGTCGGTAGTGTCCTGCTTGGTCTCACGGTCCATGAAGCGCACGCCCTGGCCGTAGCAGCACTGGACGTTGAAAGCCATAGCTCGCTGTGCCACCATGTTGCGGCGCAGCAACTGCTGCAGGGTGTATGGCATGTCGTTGTCATCGCCATAGTTCACATACTCGAAGAGCTTGCCGTCTGAAGTCTCCAAGATGCCCGTGGTGGCATCGCCCACCTCTCCGGAACCCAGGAAACTGGTATCCTTCCCATACTGCTGCTCGATGGTGGTGGAGTCTGTAACCCTGCTCACGCCCTCTGCCACGAGAGCGTAGCGACTGTAGGAACCGCTGGTTCCCACTTGCTGAAGCTGATATTTTTTCTGTTTCATGTCATAAATATACTGGTAAGCCCAGGAACTGGTGAATGTAGATGTCCGGAACGGTTCGAACCTCGGCATTTGCCGGATTGACGAGACGATGGAAACCGCCACGCCAACTGCTGCCCTTGACCAGCCATCCTGTATAGTCGACGGTCTTGCCGTCTGATGTCCACGCCTTCAGGTTAATGGTTGAGCGGTCTCTCTCTGCCTTGGCCAGGAGGCGCAGCACCTCTGTGAGGTGGTAAGCTGTGCGTCTCATCAGTTGAAGGTGTTATCAAAGGTGTTGTCGAAGATACGGCCGGCTCGCTGCAGGTCAAGCACGTTGTGCTGGCGCTGGGCGTAGGTGTAACTGAAGGTGAAGCGTGGCACGCTGTCGCGCAGGTTGTCGCGCTTGGACTTTGAGTCAGAGAGGGTGACACGCTTGCCCACCTTGGCTACCCCGCCGATGAAGTTGACCAGATAGACCTCGTCTGAGCGGAAGAGATCATCTGCCCAGTTTGCCATGTCTGTGCCCAGATAGCCAGTATCGGCGTTGAATGTGCGCTGCTCTGTGATGCGGTAGTTTACCCTGATGCCGCCCATGTAGGCTGTATCGCGGGTGTACTGCGGGTCTACTTCGTGCTTGCCTGTGCAGTAGATGAGCTCCTGGCAGCCGAAGCTGTTGGTGAAGAGCAGAGTAGGCGCCACGTCACGCTCCTCGCTGTCTATGATGAAGGTCATGGAGCGTGAGCCTGCCTCTACCACGTAGTAGAGAAGGTCGGTGCCCTCTGCCTCGAATCTTGACGGAGAAACGTCGATGGTGGTGTAGATGTCATTGCCGCCGGTGGCTGGTGCGGTAAACAGTTTTGTGGTTTTGTCGGAAAAGTGTGCGGTGACTGTTGCCGTGTCCTTGCCCATGTAGTGGAGATATTCAAGTCGCCCCATGTAGGTGGTCTTGTGTCCCTCCAGCAGGGTGAGAAAGTGGGTGGTGAGGAATGTAGAGCAGTCCACGCCCACGATGTCTACGGTAGAATAGTAGACCTGCAGGTTGGCTGTCTGCGTATCGGTGACTGTTGCCGAGTCGGTGTCTCCGGAGTCCGGAACCTGTTGCTCGGCGATGGTGATGGTGGCTGTGACTGCCAGCCTCCGGCGTGCATACGGACGGAAAATGTCGGCAAGGTCGCTCACTCTGATCTCTCCATCGGCAGGATAGAGATACTCATCGTAGATGGTATCGTCACCTATCTGGATGGTGACGAGCAGGCGCGTCTTGGCCGTAAGAATATCGATGTCGGGGATGTTCTCGAGGAAGAAACTGCCCGACGGAAGTGATGTGATGGTCATATATTATCTTTTTTGATGCAAAGATAATATGGAGAGGATAAAAATAAAAATACGGCTGACTACCCTCACGGGCGGCCAGCCGTATCAAAGCTTTTCAAAACTTTGTAAAATTTTTCGTGCTGCAAAGGTACGAAAAATTATGCATAACACATGGTAGTATAATAAAATATATGAGTTTTTAACTTAAACCAGACTGTCTGGCCTGACAACTCTCTCCCAGATAGCCCATGCCACGGTACCGTCTGGCTGCGTGGCTACCTGATAGTCATGCTCCACCATGTAGCGGTTGATGGTGTCTGTACCTACACCGCCCATGTCGTCAAGTTCCGTGGCGATGTCTGCGGTGGTCTTGAAACTCTTCTTGTAGTCAAGACCGGTGTTTGCATCCTTCATCGGAAGGTTATTGCGAAAGTGGAAGTAAGCGTTGAGCAGATCTCGCTCAAACTGCTCACTATCGAACCAATCATTATTTTCTGGCATAATATTCATTTTTTAAAGGGTTAAACTTAAATACCGTCATCTGGGTGCTGTCGGTTTAATGCGGTCTCATAGAGATCAACCCAGTAGCTCAGACGGGAAGCCCAAAGGTCGTATTTGGTCTGAAGTCTGGTAACACGGATTTCCTCTCGCTCCAGTTCACTGAGGTATCTGCCGACAATGCGGTGGCAGTCCAGATTAACACAGTATCTTGACTGAATCTTGGCATACTCCACCAGTTTGTACAGTTCCTTGCGCTTGGCTTCAAGCTCCCACCAGCGTTTCATGAGCGCATCGCGGATGCGACGGCGTCTGAAATATAGCAAGATAACGTCTCTCTTGACTTTCTTCTTATTCTTTTTCATCGCTCACTCCTCCTTTCTTGTCTTTGGTCCAGCCTGGGTGCAGGAGTTCTGCTTCTGCTCCCGAAAGTACCCCCCGCATCTCGGTATCTCTCAAAGATGTTATGACGGTCGCTCTGGATGGTATTGTTGTTGAGAGTCCAAAGATTAGTCTCCTCGACCTTCGCCTTGTCTCTGCGAAATCCTGCCTCATTGCGAAGCTTTCTACAATTACGGAGTTCTTCCTGATATTCATTTTTGGCCTTCTCGAAAGCATTACGGGCACAGCGGTAGCTTTCCCCTGCTTCATCCTCCATGCGTTCAATACTGTCCAACGAGCTCTCGTAATTCCGGCTGATAGCCTGCAGCTCTGCCTGATGGCGCTTGCGCTCGTCTGCGGCTCTCACGATGTTCTCCTCCAGCTGAGCATGAAACAGCTCTGTAGTCATTCTGCTCACCATCATGCTACCTCCCCTCCGAAAATGAAACCACCAATCATGACCATCGCCATCACAGCTGCGAAACCAACCATGGTGAGCACAACTTCTCCATAGGTAACGGTCTCCCCGCAGATATAGCTGAAGGTCTCGCTCTTGGTCTTGGCGAGCTTCTTGATTTCACACTTGAGGGTATTGATACCCTCCTCTACGCTGATGCCTGCAGGTCTCACCTGCGCATCACTAATTAAAATTGAATTCTGCATATTGCATCATCTTGTTAGCATTAACAGCCGATTGTATAAAAGGGTGGCGGCTGCATTCCCCGTTGCTAACAAGATGATGGCTTATCCGAGAGGACAAATCAAATCTTACGGTTCATGCAGCCGCCATGTATTGGGCATATCTATTTTCCCAGTTGGAAAAAATAATTTTCCCAGTTAGAAAAAAGATTTTCCTAGGCATAAAAAAAGCCTGCGGCTAGAAGCCATAGGCGAAACGGTCGCCCTGCCGGATAGACTACTATCATCTTGTTAGCGTTGGCAAAAGTACGAAGAATATTTGGAACCGCCAAAAAAAAAGCGAGAAATTTTCATTCCTCGCTCATTTTTTTATTTATATACCATATTTCTCTACTATTTCCACCATCTCTTTCTCCTCGATGACTCTGATATTAGCTCCTTTCTCATTGAGTTTTTTTATCTTTTCCATCTTGGAAGGTCCTGCTCCCTCACCTTTAACTACGATATTCGTCTTAGCCGAGATAGAGGAATTGATGTCTGCACCGCAGTCACGAAGTCTAAAAGCCAGCTTCTCTCTATCTGGGAAAGCTGTAAATACTCCAGTGATTACCACCTTCTGGTGGAAGAACGGATTGTCCTTGTTAGCAACATCTTCATCAGCTAATGGCTGTTTGACTTCTCCAGTCAGGCTCTTGTGAGCCTTATAGTCAGGCTTCTCATAATGATGATGTGTGACATCAATGCCTGCACCTTTCAGTACAATCTCAGCACAGGCAGTTGCATCTGCTAATGCGTCATGATGGTCGTGCATCTCTATTCCCATCAACTCACACATCTTCTTCAACGAATTATTACCAGGTAATAATCGCATGGTATCAATAATCTGATATCCTGGCATGTCAAGGTTGTAAACTTCAGCTAGTCTAGAAAGTATATTAGCTTCAGTACCCTCATTATGGCAAGCTATGCAACCACTCTGAGCGAAGCTTCTCAGAACTGGGAAAACGATATCCCACGTAGGTGCATTCTCCACCATCTCTTCTGTTATGCCATGCACGAATGTATTTCGCTCTGTGCGCTCATCAGGATATGGCTTAATTAAGCTATAGAACTTTTGCATGATTACACCATTTACTACTTGTACCATACCAACTGCGCATGCGCTAGTCAGCTCGGGTGTCATTGTCTCAAAGTCAATGGCAACAAAATTTATATTTTCTTTTTCCATAAGTTTGTTGTTTATATCAAGTGCAAAAATAGCAATAATATTTTAGACATTCAACCTCACTGACAAAGTATCTGCAGGGAATATGTTTTAGAGCATAAAATCGGGGTGAAATTGGGAATCATGAGGAATGAAAAGGAAAGAAAAGGAATGAAAAAGCCCCCGATGCGTCACGCACGGAGGGCTCAGAGATCTTTACTAAAATTCCTACATAATTATATGAAAACTGTGAGTGAACTAAATCACGGCAGTCTGCATTTCTTGTGAAATCTGACGCAGACAGTCCAAAATCTGCTGCTTGCGCTTCTGGCTAGGTTCATGCTTACCCATGGCATACTGGCGCATAAGTGATGCATTGACACCCGCCTTTTTCGCCACTCCGCTCATATTGAGGTATGAGTAGTAATCGAAGAACGAACCGATGTCAAACCGGAACACGAACTCCAGCTCAGGCATCTGCTTGCCCTCCTCTTCAAGAAGTTCCTTGATTTCCTTCTGCGCCACATACATATCCTCAATAGCTTGCTTGGCGGTATTACCATACCCCGCAAGTGCAAAGTCTGGAAGTTCTTCAACCATGAAGCAAGAGAAATTCTTCTCCTGCTTGCCTTTCTCTACCTGTATCGTTACTTTTGTTGCCATACTTTTAAACCAATTAAAAAGAGACCTTAAAACCAACCACTCCTTCCGTCTCAACGAACTTGGTCAACTAGAGAAAAATTGCCGGGCTTAAAGCCCGAGCAATCTTTCTAGAATACTGTCGTAAGTCTTTTTAGGGACTTCCCGACTGCCATGCCGTGGAACCGGACATTTGAGTCCTGTAATAGGACTATACCAAACGTCGTGATTTCCACCATGCCGAACAACGAAGCATCCCGCTCGGTTCAGCTGTCTAACTAGTTGACTAGTTTTCATCTTATGTAAGGAATTTAATTAATTAAAAGATCTCTTTGTCTGAAAGACGTTGCAAAGATAACAAAAAAGTTATGTTCTACCAAATAAAAAGATAACTTTTTTGTTATATCCAGTAAGATTTAACATTTTAGGCTTGAAAATTCCACAAAATTCCATGAAATTCTCTGTTTTTCCACGGATATTCAATAAAATTCCGTATATTTGCAACGGTTTTAGTAAATAATATATATTAAGGTATGGAAAGAAAAGAGTATATGAACTTGGAGAAGCGCGTAACACTTCTCCAAATGACGGTAAATATTCTCATTGCTATCTCTATTATTCATGGAATAGTGTTGATATTGCTGCAATCGCCCCATTTAAGTGTTCTGCTATCCACCCTATTAAAGCAATTAAAATAGAGACGATAACACTAATCTTAGCCCATTTAAAGCTTTGCTTTTGCAATATCAGGTTCTCATCCTCTTTAGATTTCTTCTGACGGTATGGGTATCCTTCAATGCTCTCCAGCATCATTCTGTCGTAAGTCTGCATATACTTCACACCCTTGTCTAGTATATGCCACATGCCCTCAGACTCCTCGATGTAGCCCTCGTTGGCCAATGGTGGAAGGAGGAACCTCAAGTCAACATCATCAAGCTGGTTGTCAACCAGCGAGCCCCAGAGCTGTGCACGTGATTTGTCGCCCTTGATGAGCTCACGGAGAATCAGGCGAGCCTGCCTGCAGGTCTCACTATCTTGTAATAATATCATTTATCAATATCAAATATATGTGAATAATAAGAAGTCCCCGGCACGGCTCTGTGTCGGGGACGATGTGTTAAATAAAGATAGCCTAAATAGCAAGGCTAAGCGAGCCAAATTTCTGAGCCATATCCTGCAAGGCACCTCTGAGAGTAACAAGCTCATCAGGAGTGAACTGCGATGCCTTTCCGTTGACTATGTTTCCGTTCATCTTATGTGCCAGCCAAGAGCGAGATTTGCCAAAGTAAGCCTTTGCGATGTAAGCCATGGAAACCATATCTGTAATCTCACCAAACTTCTCTGCCATAGTCAGTTCCTTGACCTTCTGCTCTGTGGTCTTAGCCATGTAGCCCACTGCCACGGCAAAAGCCTTAGGGTCTGACTCCTTGAGTGCATCCATCTGACGGCGAACCTCCGCCTTATCCTCTGCGGTTTTGGCAGCTCTGTTTTGTGCAGCCAAAGCCTTCACCTTATCAATCATCTCTGTATATTCCATAATCTTATATTTTTAAGTTTAAAGGAATGAGTGCCCCCGAAGGGGCTTTCTCATTTCTTTTTGTTTTTAATTTTGTTTTGCAACTCTGCGATTTCTTTTTCTGCTACCCTCTTGAAGGTATCGGGGAACTCTTGCCAATACTCCAGGTAGAAAAGCAAATCGTCTTCATTTTCCTTGAGTTCCTTAGATTTTCGTCTTGCCATATACTATCTTTATTAACACGATGCAAAGATACTAAACATTTGTTGAATAACCAAATATTTTCGTGATTATTTTCAACATTTGTGTATTATTTAACATTTGGCTACGAAAAAGCCCCCGATGCGTCACGCACGGAGGGCTCAGAGATCTTTACTAAAATTCCTACATAATTATATGAAAACACAG